CGTTAGGTATAGTTATCCCAGTCTCGTTGGATACCCGAGCATAAGTCTCCTGACCTATCTGCTGCACAACCCCGTAATCCATATCAAGCTCAAGAGTTGCATCATCAGGGTCCCAGTCTAGGCGACCTACCTGATGGATAGCGGGGGTAGATGTTGTATCAAAATCAATGTAGTCTACTGGCTGCGCCCAGCTTAGTTGCTGTTGTAAGGCCGTAATCCTATTAAAGTACAGCCGCAAGACGTTGTTAAACTGGTCTTGGTATTGGCGGCTGTACTGCACTGTAGGCTGTGGCAATGCTGGGGGGGCAATCCGGTTAAGCTCCTCTTCAGAAGTAATGATTAACGCCATTACCGTCTCCCATCAGGGCGCATATCAATACGAGTAGCTCCAAGCTGCCAGCAAACACCAAGCTCAGAAGATTCCACTTTAATCGCGAGTTGTCGCCCACGTAGCCTTGTGTAAAGCTGTGAGGTGTAGGCTTCTACTGGCAACACTGCAGACCGTGTTATCCCCGCAGCGTTAGTGCCCGCAACAGATGCAGGGTCAGTAAAACCTGCCCCAGAACTTTTTAATGGTAGCAAAGTCATAGTGGCTGCAGGACTGTCCACAGTGCTTCCTGTAAACGTTATATCAGGTAACACTCTCCAAACGAACATAAAATTGTGCCCGTCTTCTAAGTCAAATTCTGCGGAGGAAATGTATGCTGGTATAGCAGCAGGAGTGGCCGTTTCGTTGTTGTCTACTCCCTGCTCATGGTTTACTAAGTTGTGGGTGTATGTGGCCGCAAGGGGGTAGTTCCTTAGCCCCGCATCCAACCACGCGGAACGAGTCAGCGTACCGTAGTACCATATATCTTGGAAGTAGTTATACACTACATACTTGTTGGCAACGTCGGAGTCTGCAGAACAGTAGAACCACCAGATTTCGTTGAAGGCTTCATTGGTCCCGGCGAACACTTGTTCGATCTGCAAATCGTTAAAGTCTGAATAAATATACCGGCGAACATCACATCGCATGGGCTGCACTTGCCCATCGTACTTGTAGAATTTGTCGCGGCTCATCCAATACGCAACCCCACCAGCGTACGCAACAGCATTCTTTGACGCTATAGAGATATTTTCCCCTACTAACTGCACCGTCCAAACTGCGGGGGGCCCCACGTACTGCATGGAGTATAGCGCTGCGTCTGACCATACCAGAACTTCTTGACGGGCCTGCGCAGCGGCTACAATTTCAGTTCCCCGGGATAACCTAATACTTCCCGCTTGGTTTGTGCTAGTTGGCGTCCAGTCCACAGCGTTTTCTTGGTCAGACCACCGCACAAGCATGGGGTCTACTGTCGCGGTACCAACGTCGTTTGATCCAAAGGCAAACAAAAACCTGTTTATATCCGATATAAGCACCAAGCGCTGAGATAGTGGTACCCCAGACGCACCCGCCAGTGTAGATAACTCCACCCCACGCGTGCCTAACCCCGCAGTAGCATCCCAGTAATATATAGGCCCGTCTTGTGGGCCGAACACTAGGTCTTCCCCAAAATTTGTTTGTGACCATGTACGCAGTGATTCAGCAGAGTTTTCACTCGTGCCCCATACCCCTGACCCCCAACTACCCGCGCCCCAACCAGCTAAGGGTACAGCAGCAGCTGGTCCAACTGGAATTTGATACGCCGCAGAAACGGACCCACCCCCTGTAGCGGTAGACGTAGCTGCAGAGCTTGCGGTTATACTATAACTGTCCGTGTCTACAACAGTGAGCTGGTACTCTCCGTCAAGGGTTAAGCCTCCAACCGCAGATGCCCCACTAAATGTAACAAAGTCCCCGTCGGAAAACCCGCCCGCTGCATCATCAACAACGACTAGCGTAGACCCACTGGTGGTGTTGAATGGGTCTGTCAATGTTTCAGTAGCACGTAACGGGGTTATGTCGTAGTACGCCCCGCCATTCTCAATGTAGAACTTAAGGTTAGTCCCAACCCCCACAAGATTAGCACTGCCAAGGGTAATCCAGTTCCATAGGGACCTGCACACGCCAAGGAATGTGCTGTTAGATATGCGCTGCCAGCCCCCTATTTTTTCAGGAGAGCCCTGCCTAAACCGCACTTTATCAGAGTCATACCAGCCGCCTTCACTAGCGTAGCGTGTATTCTCCCGGTTTACCCCCGGCTTCAGCTGTAGCTTCTGCAGCGCCATACATGCCCCGAATCAAAGACTTACCCAATGGTACCGTAACAACTTACGGTACCAAACTTAAAACAACCCCATGAACTTTTTAGGTTCCATACCACTAGCTACTTCTTTGTCGTCTGATCGCTTTTTGACATACCCGAGGTATCCCGCACCAAACAGTGTCCACATCTCCACAGGTATGGCTGCAAGATACTCTTTTGCGGCAGCAATAGCTGCAGTTACGTCTGCTGCCCAGAACACTGCCAGTAACCCAATGGGCACTGCCATAAGCAAGTAAATGTACATGACATACAAAAATGCAGGGCGTGCCCTGCTAGTCCATGGGTCTTTGCTTTGGGCTTCTGCAACAATAGCTGACATAGCGAGCTCAATTTCTTTAAACTGCCCCGCGCTGTTCAGCTCCATCATGCGTAGTTTAGCCGCATCACGTTCCGCTGCATCTGGAAATATCTTATCCAAAGCAGTGCCGATCAAGTCAAGGGGGTTTAAGCTCATCCGTTCACCAAAGTTACTTTTTCGCCATAGTTTGCGCACGCGACATGTAGCCAGTTTACATTCTTCTCTAGCGCCACGTTATACGGCAGGTTAACGTCCCCGTTAATAATAGCCTGCCTTATTTTTTCAGCAGGGATATCCCTGAAGACCATATCCAGTGCATTGCCACGCGAGTGTTGACTGTATGGCTTGTACCACTTAGATTCAGGCAAACGTAAGCCAGACTCTTCGCGCACCCCGTAGGCCGATTTAATTGTGGCTGATAGCGCGTACGTATTTATGAACGCTGGGCCGAACAATTCCCGCAGGATATCCGCAGTCTCAAGCACTTGGGCATTCATAAGGTGGAGGGCCATTTCCCCCCGATCCTTATATGTTTGCGGGCACACAACTTCATGCGCGGCAAAATGCCTTGGCTTGTAGGCAAACATCATTCTGGCAGTTCCGTCAACTTGATAGACGCTCGCAATGACACTTCCCGGTAGTTCAACACTACCTCATGGTTCTTAATCATCTGCTCAATATTAAACTTGTTTTGGTACAACTCATTTAACTCTTTGCGTACCTGCATGGCTTGGCCGAAGTGTACCTGTGCCTCTATTGGCAACTCATCTAGGAACCGCTCTATGCCGTCCATGGTAAGCACCACCCGGTCTTGTTGCGGGGGACTATCTTCTGTGGTCGGGGCTATGCCTACTTGTGGTACTTTCGTTTTCTTGGTTGTCATGCTCGCTCCATTTATAGTTGGGTAGTATTACCATTTCACGCGGTCTGCCCAATACGCAGCAGACATTTTACCTTTAGCTATATTCTTGCCGTGCCGAGACTTGAAGGAGGCTCTTTTCTTCTTCATGACCTCAGATTCCCCTTGCTTTGGGGCCCCGGCAGTTGAGGCACCTTGCTCACCAAACCGGATTGTTTTGGTTTTATCCCCTTCCTTAGCCACCACTACATGTGACTTTTTAGGGTGATCTGGGGTCCTTTTGGGTTTATTGTACCCTGCTACCCCAGCCTTTTCTAACCGAGAGTCTTTTTTCTTCAACACCATCAGTTTATACCATCCTTACTAACTTCATAAGTTTAAAGGGTCAAAGTATATCTGGAGAAGCTGTCTTTGTCAGTGGGTTGATCAGGTCTTTGGCCCCGATTACGTCAACGCCAATGTACTTGAAAACCCCGTATACCGTAATGATGATAACGGCGATGATGCCTACCTGCACGACCTTGTTGTCAAAGAACCCGGCCAGCAACTGTGGTGTAGGGGCTACCCCACTGGCCTTTTTTGTTACTTCAACGTTGGTTTCCAGTGCCGAGATGCGCTGGAACTGCTCTTTGTTTTGGTTAGCAAGGGATTTTACCGTGCCTACCAGCTCACCTGTGTTTAGGTTCTGCTGGTCGATCTTGCGATCTTGCGCGTCTAACTTGCGGTCAATGCCCTGCATCGTTAATGCCAGAGCAGTTATGTCTTGATGGTACGACGATTGGGCTTCTTTGATTATCTTCTGCTGCCCTAGCAACTGCTCAAGGGCTTGGTCCTGCCGTTTGTTGTGGGTAGCGGCTTCGACCGCATGGTCAACAATGGCTTTCTTGTTTTC